TCGGCGCGCACGCCGCGATCACGTACTATCATGCCATCTCGATCCGGAAAAATGCCCCGTGGCTGCAGACGGTGCCGCTGATTCGCACCTACCACTCGGTCGACGCGGACGATCTCGCGGGGATCCCGATGGGCGCAACTCGCCGGCCGGCCGTCGTCTCGGGCGCGCTGTCGATGGCCTATCCGCTGCGGCAGCGGGCCGTCCGGGACCGCGTCGCGCTCGGTCTGGACGTGCTCCGGCATCCCGGATACGGGAACCGCGGCGCCGTGACGCCGGCGTATTGTCGGGAACTGGCGCGGTACCGCGTCTCGGTCGCGACGGCGTCCATGTATGGGTTTGCGCTCCGGAAGATCATTGAAGCGGTCGCCGTGGGCTGCACCGTGATTACCGATCTGCCGGCGTACGATGTCCTGCCGGAGATCGACGCGGCGCTGATCCGGGTGCCCTCCACGATCAATCCGCCGGACTTCGCGGCCGTGATTCGCGCAGCGGTCGAGGCCTGGGATCCGATCACGGCGGCGGCCTGGGCGGCAAAAGCGCGATCGTTCTACGACTATCGCGCGATCGGCCGGCGCCTCGCGCTCGCGCTCTATCTCGCCTCGCGGCCGGCGGGAGCGGTCCCGGCATGGACGTGATCGAGGCGCCGCCCTATCCGCTCGAGAATCGGCTGCAGTTCGCGGAGCTCTGCAACGCGCGGGGGATCGTGCGGGCGATCGAAGTGGGGACCGATCGCGGCATCTTCGCAGAGCAATTCCTCACGGTCTGGAAAGGCGAGATCCTGATCTGTGTCGATCATTGGGCGCCGTATCCGGATATGCCGTACGACAGAACGCCCGATCTGATGATGGCGGCGGTCCTCCTCGCGCCGTTCCGGGGCCGTGTGAAACTGATCCGCGGTGACTCGCTCGCGCTGGCGCGGCCGATCGGCGGGTACTATCGGCCGGGGTTTATCTATATCGACGGCGCGCATACCTGGTCTGCGGTCCGGGACGATCTCGACGCCTGGTGGCCGACGCTCGCCAAAGGCGGGATTTTCGCAGGGCATGATTACATGGCGGAACATTCCGGCGTTATTCGGGCCGTGAATGAATTCGCGGAGGTCCACGGAGGCCTTGAGGTCCATCTCACGGCGGATCTGAACGAATACCGATCCTGGTGGATGGAGAAACCGGCGTGAATACGATCCACGGGATCACCGTCTGTGTCGACTATGCGGCGGAGTTCGCGATCGGTCTGCCTCGCTGGCTCCCGGGCCTCGCGTCGCTCACGGTGATCACCGCGCATCGCGATCGGGACACGATCGATCTGATCTTGAAAGGCGGGCCGGACGGCCTGCCGCTGGATCGCTCCACACTTGTAGTGACGAATAGTTTTTACCTCGACGGCGCCGCTTTCAACAAAGGCCGGGCGCTCGAGGAGGCCCGCGCGGATCTCTGCGCGCGGACTGGCAATAATTCCGGCTGGATCCTCCTGTTCGATGCGGACGTAGTCCCGCCGTCCGACTGGGCCGCGCGCCTCGAGGGCGTCCTGCAGGTCGGAACGCTCTACGGATGCCATCGGTTCAACGCGACGCCGGACGCGCTCGAGGATCGCGGGCAACCCAATTTGCCAGGGGATGTCCCCGGCGTCGGCTACTTTCAATTATTCCATCAGTGGGATCCTGTCGTGGTCGGCGTTGAACCGCTGATCGACACGCATTGGGTCCATGCGGGGAATTACGATAACCGCCTCATGGATCGGTGGCGCCGCTCCGGCGCGCCGCGGCCGGGCATTCCGAATCGCGGGGAACAGAAGATCCGCGCGGTCCCGTTCCGTCTCGCGCACCTGGGGCCGCGGGAAAACTGGTACGGCAAGGGGCATCGCGCGGAATTTCTCGCGATGCAAGCGGAACGGCGGCGCCGCGGCGGGAAGTGGGACCACGAACGGATCGGGGGCGCGTTGTGATCGTCGCGGTCCTCCGAACGGGCGGGATCTATCGGCCTCACCACGTCCGGGAGCTCCGGGCGCAGATCGCGCTATGGGCGCCGGGTGAGGCCTTCGGCTGTCTGACGGATACCGTGATCCCTGGGGTGCTGACACATAAGCTCGCGCATGAATGGCCGGGCTGGTGGTCGAAGATCGAACTGTTCCGGCCGGGGCTGTTTCCGGACGGCCTTCGGCTGTTGTATCTCGATCTCGATTCGGTGGTCGTGGGATCGCTCGCGCCGCTGCTGGCGCGCCGGGAGCGGTTCCTCGCGCTCGAGGACTTCTATCGCCGTCCGCCGGAGTATGCGCGCGGCCTGGGGTCCGGTGTGATGGGCTGGACGGCCGGCGATCCGCTGGTCGCGTCGTGGTATCACGAATTCACGTCGGATCCGCAGACGTACATGCGCGCGTGCGGGTACGGGGGCGATCAACGCTACATCGAAACGGCGCTCACCGTCGGCGGGACGTGGTCGGAGCTCACGTTTTGGCAGGACGTCTGCCCGGCGGCGCTCGTCTCGTACAAGGTCCACTGCCTGAACGGCCAGATCCCGCCGGGGGCGCGCGTGGTCTGTTTCCACGGTCGGCCGAAACCCTGGCAGGTCCCGGCGCTCGAGGCGCCGTGGGGATCCCGATGCCATACGTAAAAGCCGGGGCGCTCCGATCGCGCGTGGACATCGTCGCGCCGGCCGGGACGCAATCCGGGACGGGCGGGACGGTCCCGAGTGGGCCGGTCACGGTCGCGTCGCGCATCCCGGCGGAGATCACGTCCGGGCCGCTCGGCGAGGCGCTGCAAGTCGGCGCCATCCAGTCGGGGATCGCGAGCGTTGTCCGCATCCGGTATCGGCCGGGGATCGAGGCCTATATGACCGTCGTCCTCGAGGGCCGGACCCTGCAGATCGCCTCCGTGGTCGACGTGGACAATCGACATGCGACGCTCGAGCTCACTTGTGTGGAGGCGCAATAGCGATGCCGTCACCGTCACCGTTCGCGGTCCCGGCGCTCCTCGCGGCCGTCGTGGCGAGTCTGAAAGCGGATACCGCGCTGACGTCGCTCCTCGCGGACGTCCCGTCCGGGTTTGGATCCGGTCCGGCGGTCTACGGTGAAACGGCGGTGCCGCCAAAAGCGGCGTTTCCCTATATCACGGTCGGCGCGCCGACCGAGATCCCGCTGCTCACGTTCGGGGAGTTTGGCGGGGGATCAGAATGCACGTTCCACGTGAAACCCGTGTCCAGTCAACCAAATGAGGACGAGTGTTATGCGCTCGGGACGCTGATCAAGGATCGCCTGGATGATGCCGATCTCCCGGTGTCCGGATTTGGCACAGTTGAGATCGCCTTTGTGATCCTCCCAGATGTCCTCGTCGAATCGGTGCGCGGCCTCGTGGTCCGGTCGCTCCCGATCATCTTCCGGGCGCTCCTCTCCGGCGTGAATGGATCGACATGATCAACACGGACGCGGCGCTGCAACAGCTATACATCGTCCGCGCGCAAGTGGAGCTCGCAATCGCGCTCCTCGAGGCCGGGCCGACGTCTCCGGCCGCGGCGTCGAATGGGGCCTGTCTCCATCCGGAGGATCATCGGCATGACGTCACCACGGGCGGCGACGTCGGGCCGCGGTGGATGTGCGACGTCTGCGATCAGACGTTCGACGGGCCGCTGCCGTGAGGCCTGAAACCGTCGGCCTGTTGACGCATCTCTCGCGGCACGGCCGCGGAATGATCAACGCGCTCGAGGCGTACGCGCATAAGATGCGCGATCAGAAACTCTCGCCTCTCGAGATTCAACAAGAGCGGACCGCGATCGCGCTATTTGCGCGGGCGGCGCTCGAAGTGATTGACGGTCTTTTGATCGACGCCGGCGCGGATGGCGCCTCCGTCGGATCAGATCATCCGCCTGGGGTGTCCCCGGCCGGCCGCTCGCGGCCTCCTGGGGCGCGCCGTCCTGGCCTGTAAGCGGAAGGACGGATCGCTATGCCTGTGATCACCGGAAAAAAGGTCTATCTCAAACTCGGTGGAACGAACATCTCCACGTACTGCGACAGTGTCAACAAGTCCAACAATCAGGACGAACAGGACGGGACGACGTTTCAGCCCGACGTCGCGAATCCGAAGAAAAACATTCTCTACGGGTTCGAGGACAAGCGCTTGACGGTCGGCGGGAAGTGGTCGCAGGAGGCGGAGGACGCGCTCGGCGATCTCATGGGGCAGACCGATATCGAATGGGTGTACGGGCCGCAAGGGCACGCGACCGGGCAAGTCCGCTATCACGGACAGGGCAACACGGGCAAGTACACGGGCGCGATCTCCACGGTGAATGGTGTGACCACGTTCACGTTCGAGATCGCGGTGACGTCGGAAACCACGGACACGTTCAATGGTGGATCCCCGAGCTAATCCTGGCCGGGACCCCGCCATCTAGCCGCGCGCCGCTCACGGGCGGCGCGCCTCTCTCTGGAAAGGGGCGACACGATGACGGATGCGGTACGGATCGAGTTCGGCGGCAAAACGCGCGATCTGATGTTCGGGATCAAGCAACTGCGGGAGCTCGAAACCCAACTCGGATCTATTCCGACGGGCGCTGTTATGAGTCACTTGGCGCAGATCGGGATCAATGCGATCGTGGCGGCGCTCTATGTCGGGCTAAAGGATGACGATAAAAGCCTGACAGTCAGCCTGGTGGAGAAGATGCTCGATCAGTACATTCGGCCGATGTCTGCCGGCGGTGAGGGCAAGCGGATCCAGGTCCTGGCGGACGCGCTGTCGGAGGCGCTCGATCGCACGGGTCTATTTCGATCGGCGGACGAACTGCCACCGGCGGAGGGCGACGCGGGAAACTGACGGGGCCGGCGACGTTCGCGGAGTGGCTCGAGTGGGCTGAACCCTTTGGCCTCGGGGAGCTCGGGTTAACGCCGGCCGAATTCGGTGCGCTGACGGTCCGTGAGTTCTATCTTAAAGAGGCGGGATTTCGTCGCGCACAAAACCGCCTCGAGTGGCTCGTCGGCCTGCAGGCGTTTCTCACGGTGAGTTACAAGGATCCCAAGCCGGCGAGTCCCGAGCGGGTCCTGGGATGGGAGGGGGCCGTATTGCGCTATCCGCTCAAACCGTGGCTACAGTAACGGCGACACTCGAGGGGTTCGAGGCGACGAAGCGCGCGATCGCCGCGGTCCCGGATGCCGCCAAAGCGCTCGCCGCGGACGCGATCGCGAAGTCGACATTTGCCGTGGAACAAGCGGCGCGGGCGCGGGCGCCTCGAGGCCTGACGGGCCGCTTGCGCGCGGCGATCACGTCGAAGAGTACGGGGACGGCCGGGCGCGTCGGGATCGCGCCGGGGTTCGGGATCGGCGGCCGGCCGGGACCGGAGGTCTATTGGCGGTTTGTGGAATACGGTACGGTGCGGATGCCGGCGCGGCCGATGTTCCGGCCGGCGGCGGAACAGGAACGGGATCCGTTCATTCGGCGGATGCGGGACATCGGTCCCAAGCTCGAGCGGGATCTGTCCCGCGGTCGGACGTTGTGATCCGTCGTCTGGTGCTCCTCGCCGGCCTGTGGATGGCGGCCGCGATCCCGGTCGCCGGGATGGCGCGCCACTCGCCGGCGGTCTGTGACGAAGTCGGGACCGGGACCCTGCTCCTCTTGGGCCTCGCGGTCCTCTGGTGGTACGGGAGGCGCTGACACATGGCCGGACCGATCGCGACGCTCGCTGTCCGCCTGTCGGCGCAACTCGCCGAATTTCAAACGTCATTCAAAGACGCGACCAAAACGGTCGAGGACTTCAAAGGCGGGTTCGATCAGTTCGCGGCAAAGATCACCGGGACGATCGACGGCGTCAGTAAGGCGTTTTCGCAGTTCGGATCCGTCGTTGGGACGATCGGCGTCGCCGTGGTCGGCGTCACCGCGGCCGCGGCCGGCGCGGCGGTCGCGTTTAAGGCGGTCCAAGCGGGCGTCGAAACGATCGCCGGGACCGCGAACGAGGCGCTCAAAAAGACCGCGGAGCTCGGCGATCAGTTTTTCACCCTCGCGCAGCAAACCGGCCTCAGTGTCGAGGCGCTCTCCGGGTTCAAATTCGCCGCGCAACAGAGCGGAACGTCGCTCGAGTCGATCACGGGCGCCGTGTTCAAGCTCGAGGCCAACCTCGGCGCCGGCGCGGACAAAACGCGCGAGGCGATCAAAAGCCTCGGCCTGTCGTTCCAAACCCTGAAAGCGGAGGCGCCAGAAAAAGCATTCGAGCAAATCCTCGGCGCGATCGGCGATCTGCCGAATGCCTCCCAACGCGCCGCGGCCGGCGTCGCCATCTTTGGGAAGTCGTTCAAGGACATCGCGAGCCTGGCGGCGGAAGGATCCGACGGGATCAAAAAACTCCTCGATCAAGCGAACGATCTCGGGATCGTGATGTCCACGCGGACGGCGGTCGCGGCGGATCGGTTCCACGATGGCCTCGGCGCGATTCAGGCCGCGGCGGATGGCCTCACGCAACAACTCGGCGCCAAGCTGCTCCCGGCCGCGGTCGCGTTTACCGAAGTGTTCGGCGGGATTTTCCTGGATGCGGTCAAGGGAATCGTCACCGGGACGAAGGGCGCCGGCGAGGCCTTCGATCGGTTTGTCGTGTTCGTCGGCGAGGCGGCCGCGCACCTCCTCGAGGTCCTCGCGCGGATGGTCGACGGCGTGGCGCAGTGGGCCGTCGACATCTCGGCGCGCGTCGCGCAGGAAACCAAAGATTTTCTCGATCTCGCGCCGGCGATTCTCAGTGTCGGCCGGGCGCTCGATCTCGCGCTCGGCGGCGGGACGCATCAATCCGCCTTTGACGCGCTCGAGGCGAATCTCGCGGCGCTCCGGAAACCACTGGACAGTGTCGCGGCCGGCGCGGCGCTCGCGGGCGCAACCGTGCGGACCGTGGCACAAGGGATCGCCGCGGCCGCCAAGTCCGCCGGGGATGATTTCGGATCGACGTTCGCGCGGATCCAATCCGAGATCGCCGACGCCGCGGACGCGATGCGGGCGAAGCTGAAAGGGGTCCCGCCTCCGCCTGACGCTGACAGTGTGGAGGCGTTCAAATCGTTCGGCAAGAGCCTGGCGGAGCTCACGCAACAGATCGATCGGGCGGCCGCGCACGGCGCGACGCTATCGCAACTGGTGAATCTGTTCGGGTCGGAGGCGGCGAAGTCCGCGGAGAAGGCGCAGGCCTGGGGCATCACGGTTAAGGCGAGCGTGGAACGTGTCGCGGCCGCGTTTGAGTCGCTGGCGGCGAAAAAAGAGATCCTCGCGATCGTCGGGGACGTGGACGCGCTCGATCGCCGGATGAAGGCGTTCAGTACGAAGGACATGCAGGACGAAATGAAGGAACTGGCGAAGATCGCCGGTGACTCTATTCGTTCGATCGGCGATCGCTTAGATCGATTCGGGGCCGACGTGGAGCGGCAGTGGCGGCAGATCGATCAAGTGATCGGGACGTTCCCCGGGTTCGGAATGGGCCTGAGTGGGATCGGATTCACGTCGGGCCAGATCGCGTCCTTCGCGCTGTTCGGGCAGAAAGCCGGCAAGGAATTTTCCAACGCGTTTCAGCGGGCCTCCGCGGAATTCGCGCACAACCTGCCGCAGGCGCTGCAAACGGCCGTGCTCGCGATGCAGTCCGGGAACACGATCGGCGCGGTCTCAGGGTTTGGCGCGGCGCTCGGATCGGCCTTTGTGGACACGTTCGCGGAGTCCGCCAAACGGGCCGCGGACGGCGGGGCCGCGATCACGATCGGGGAACGGCTCGCCGGGAACATCGGGACAGGTCTCGTCGCGTTTGCACAGGGCGCGCAGTTCGCGCAGCAAATGGGCAAATTCGCGGGGTCCATCTCCGGGGCGATCGCCGGCGGCCTGCAGGGATTTGCGCTCGGCGGTCCCGTCGGCGGCGCCGTCGGCCTATCGGCGGGCCTCCTCGGCGGCGCGATCGGTCCCAACGCGCTCGAGGTCGAGCAGAGCGGCGTACGGGCGTCCCAACTGCAACTGCAGGCGCAGCTCGGCGGCCTCGAGAAGATCCGCGCGCTCGCGCAACGGGCCGGACCGGAGGTCGCGGCGGCCCTGGCGCGGGCGTTTACCACGGTCGAGGCGGACAAGTTCACGCGGGCGGTCTCTGATGTCAATGAGGCGCTCGCGGCCTATCAGGCGCACCTCAAAGGCCTCGATCAAGCGCAAACGGCCGTCAACGCGCGGACGGCGCTCTATACCAATCAGTTCGCGGCGCTGATCGAACAGCGGACGCAACTGCTCGCCGGCCGGCCGCCGGAGCTCCTGACGGGCGACGAAGGGAAGAAACTGGCCGATCTGCAGGGCCAGTTGCAGGCCGTGGCGGCGCGGACGCAACCGGAATTTGAACGCCTCGGCGTGATCGTGCAGTCGACGTTCGCGGGGATCGTCAAGGAAACCGGGGACGGGTTCGCCGCGATTCAAGCGCTCGCGCCGTCCTTCCAAGCGCTCAAGTCCGGCGTCGCTGAGTTCGGGGCCGGGTCGACGCCGGTTATTGACAAGCTCCTCGGACAGTTCGATCTCATCAACTCGGAGATCACCGGGCCGTTCCTCCAAAACGTTCAAACGTCTGGACAGATTTTCCGCGGCCTGTTCGAGGCGAAGGATCTGGATCCGGCCGGGTTTCAAGCCCTGGCGGCCGACATCGGGCAATCGCTGCAGGAAGTGGCGAATCACGGCGGGGATCTATCGCAAGCGTTGGCGCTGTCGCAACCTGTGCTCCAAGCGCTATTTGAGGCGGAGCAGCAATTCGGATCCATCACCGATTCGACCACGGAGGGGATCCTCAAACAAGCGGAGGCGCAGGGGATCGTCGGGAATCAGTTCAAATCGACACAAGAGAAAACCCTCGAGGTCCTCCTCGCGATCGCGGATACGTTCGGCGCCAAGATCCCGGACGGCATCCGGGCGACCGCGGCCGCGGCCGTCGATGCCGGCGCAACGATCGGCACGGCCTTTAGTACCGGCGTCGATGCGGCCGGCGCCTCCGTGGGATCATTCGCCGACAAGATCCGGACGCAGATCCCGCCGGCGGCCGCGGACGCGGGCGCGACAATCGGATCAGCCTTCTCGACAGGGATCACCGATGCCTTTCCGTCGCTGGATGGGTTCCGGGACAAGATCCGGACGCAGATCCCCATCGCGGCGACGGAGTCCGCAAACGGGATGGGCGAGGTATTCCGGAAGCAATCAGCGGACGCCGCGCGGTTCATTGAAAACGAACTGACGCGCGCCGCGCAACAGAGCGGCGCAGCGTTTCAAACCAAAGTCGGCGGGAGTCTGTCCGGCCTGGCGGGGTCCTCGAAAGCGGCCGCGGACGATATCGCGGGCACGTTCGGGCGGATTAAGGTCCCGCCGATCACGGTCCCGGTCGAGCTCGATCTCCCGGATGATTGGGACCGCTTCGCGACAGGGGATCCGCGGATCCAATTCGGGTTTGATACGTCCGGCATCCCGGCGCTCGGGGACGGCGGGATCGTGATGAAAAAAACCCTCGCGTTTATCGGCGAGCGTGGACCGGAAGCGATCGTGCCGCTGTCGGGGGGCCTGCCGCCGGCGCTCGAGGGGATGCGCGTGATTTTTGAACAGGATGGCCGGGCCGCGGCGGAATTTCTCGTTCCACATCTCCCGGGCGTCGTGCAACGGTATCGCCTCGGATGATCTGGACCCTGACGATCGCCGGCGTCCCGAAAGCGATCCGCGCGGGGTCGCTGCATCTCTCCGAAACCTTGAACGGCCGGACCACGGCGGCCTTTGCGATCGTGTCGTTCGATGGGACCTATCGGCCTGCGATGGACGCGCAAGTCATTATCGAGGAGGACGGCGGTCGCGTGTTCGGCGGCCTGGTCGAACGGGTCACAGAACGCGGGTTTCACGGCGGCGCCAAACCGGCGATCGAGACGATCGTATCGGCCGGGGATTTCACCGCGTACACGGATCGCCGGTATGTCAACGAAACGATCCCTGCCGGGACCCTCAAAGCGGCGCTGATCGTGGTGACAAGCTATCTGGCCGGATATGGCGTGACGCTCGACGCCGGACAGGTCGACGGGCCGACGCTCCCGGAGCTCATCTATGTCTATCGTCCGCTGACGGAGGTCCTCAACGAACTATCGACGCTGACGGCAGGATTCGGCGAGCAGTTCGCGTGGACGATCGACAGTTTCAAAGTCCTGAGTATGGCGCAACCGTCGACACTCGCGGCGCCGTTCGATCTGATCGGAAACCTGCTCCCGGAGGTCGTCGGCGATATCGAAGTCGAACCACGGCGCGATCATTTCGCGAACCGGGTGATCGTGAAGGTCCCCGCGAAACAGGAAGATAATCACCTCGAATCGTTCACAGGCGACGGATCGGCGACGACGTTTCAGCTCCAATACGTTCCGAGTGCCACACGCGGGTATGTGGCCTATGCGGCCGACGGGGGATTTACGCAGGGGGAGGACGCCAACGAAACCTTGAACGTCACGGGCGACGCGGACGCCGCGATGTGGACCTACGATCCCGGGACGAACACGATCACGCGGAATATCGGGACGCCGGCGCTCGGATCGCTGATCGAGATCATCTTTAACGGGACGTTTGAGGGCCTCGGGCAAGCGGACGATCTCGCCTCACAGGCTGCGGTTGGGCTGTGGGAAAAAGTCGTAGTTGTCGATTCAGTGCCCACGGATGCGACCGCGCAAAGTCTCGCGGAGGGCTATCTCGCGCAAGCGCTGACGGCGACGCAAACGCTCACCTATAAAACATTCGAGCAAGGCCTCCGGCCTGGGCAAACGCAAACCGTGACGGTCCCGGCGCGGAATTTGTCCGGCGCCGCCATCCTGACGGACGTCGTCACGCGCGACAGTCAGAACCGTTTGATCCGGGAGATCACGGCGGAGATCCGAGCCGAAACCAACTTGGGGCGCCGCGGATGGCGCGATCTCTATAAAGACTGGCTCGGGGACAAGGCCGGCGAGACGTCCGGAATCTCGAGTGGCGGTGAGGGCGGCGTGCATCAGGTCGGGCCGGGCGGGCCGAATCGCGCCGTGCAGTACAACGACGGCGGCCGATTCGGCGGCGACGCCGATTTCCTGTACTACAAAACCGAAAACTCGATCGTGGTCGGCGGCGGCGGCAGTGCCATCACGGCCACAGGGGGATTCGAGTCCTGCCAAGTGTTCGGGTACGACAATCACATTACGGATGCGGAGATCTGATCCGTGCTGTCCTCGCAATACCTGCAATTTGCGAAAGCGACCGCGGCCGGGGTCCAGACGATCACGGGTGTGGGATTTCAGGGGAAAGCGCTCCTCCTCTGGTCGACGGGTCAAACGGCCTCCGGCGCGACCACGGCGGCGACGCTCGGCCTCGGGATGACGGACGGCGTCAAACAATCCGTTCGGTTCATCCATCATCCGGGCGGCGAAGCGGCGACCACATCCGCGCAAGGGGAACGGACGAACCGGATCGCATGGAAAAGTGGCGCGACGTCCGGCGCCGATCCGGCGGCGACTGTGGAGGGCCAGTTCGTCGCGTTCACGGCCGACGGATTCTCGATCAACTGGATCACGAACGACGGATCCGCGGCGCTCTATCATGCGCTGGTCCTCGGCGGCGATATCGAGGCGCGATTTGTCCAGCAAAAAATCAACGTCTCGAGCGGCGGAACGATCGATGTCACGGGGTTAGGGTTTGCACCCACGGCGTTTATCGTGATGGGCGGCGCCGCGGACGAATTCGGCACCGGGGATTACAGCTTCGGCGCGCCGTTCGGATCCATTCACGGGTTCGGATTCTCGAATGCCTCCGACAATATCTGTGGCTGGACCCTGGGACGGGGTACCGGCGGCGCCGCGGACAATTACCGCGGGCAGCATACCGATCGCGTCTCGTCGGTGCGCCTCGCCAACTTGTCGGGCGGCACGGAGCTTATGGGCGCCTCGATCACGGCGGCGTCCGGGAACGGGTTCACGATCACGCGCGACGCCGGCACACTGACACATCAACCCGTCCAACACATTCTCGCGCTCGCCGGCGTGCGGTTCGCGCTCGGGACCCTGGCGGCGCCGACGTCACCGGGCAACGTGACGATCACGCCGGGATTTCAGGCGCGCGGGATCATCCTGCAAACCTTGCAAGGGTCCGCCAGCGCGAATAAGGCCGATATGGGCCTGGCCTTCGGCGCCTGGACGGATGGCGGCGGGTCCGGGTCGGACAGCGGAGGGATCTGGATCGGCGGTGTGGATGCCGCAAATCCCTCCGTGTATCGGCGGGCGACCTATACCGATCTCGTCCTCGAGACACGGGCCGCCAGTTCCGGATCGGTGGAGCTCCAAGCCACCGTGTCGGCCGTCACGTCGACGGATGCCACGATCGCATTCTCGAGTGTGTCCGGAGTCGCCGATGCGATCTTGTATCTCGCGATCGCGGAAGGGCCGCGGGCGATTCTTGGATCGATGATCGCCGGCGCCTATACGGACGTCACGGCGCCGCTCGCGATCAGTTTCGGCCTCGACGGCGAGGATCACACGGACGGTGACGCGAACACGTTTCACGTGCATGGGCACATGCTCGTGAATGGGGAACGGGTCGCGTCGGAGGCGTATGTCCTCGAGACGCTCGCGGCGATCGTCCCTGGCGGCGCGCAAGCGCAAGGCACGTTCCTGATCTCTGGCGGACAGATCGCGTGGATCTCTGCCTACACGTTTCGGGTCAGTGCGGCGACCTATGCGATCGGCGGACTGCTCTACAGCGCGCCGGAACAAATCGTGACTCTGACGGCGGCGGATGCGACGCTCGATCGGATCGACGTGATCGCCGTAGATACCGCCGGCGCCGTCGTGGTCGTCACCGGGACGCCGGCGGCGACGCCGAGTGAACCGGACACGGATCCGGCGACACAAGTCAAACTCGGGATCGTACTGGTCCCGGCGGCCTCGAGCGCCGCCAGTGTGACGGCCACTGTCCTCTACGCCGAAAACCTCGGGAGTGGATCCGGGGAGTGGGACTGGTCGACATCGGGATCGGGGTTCAGTCTCGCGTCCACCACGGCGCCGCGGACCGGGACAAAGGCGATCGCGGGAACCACTGTCACGAATGGCGCCTATGCGCAAGGGCAGATCGGCGCCGGGTCTATGGATCCGTCCTCGTTGACGTCGCTTGTCCTCTACATTCGATCGCTCGCGGCCTGGGGCAACAATCGGATCCTGCGCGTCGGCCTCTATTCGGGCGGCGTCCTGAAAGGATCGCTCGTCTCGATCGTGACGGGATTTCTCGGCTTTGATTCGAGCGTGACGGGCGTCTATCAGCAGGTCGCGATCCCGATCGGGAGTTTTGCCGTCCCGGTTGGGACCACGATCAACCAAGTACGGATCGCCGGCGTCGGGAACGGCGGCGCGTTCAGTTTCTATATCGATGACGTCAGTTTTCAGGCCGGGGGATCAAGCTCGAGCGGCGGATCCGGTATCACGGAGGCGCAAGGGGATGCACGGTATTTGCGGCGATCGCTCAATCTGTCGGACGTGGCGGCCGCGGCGACGGCGCGCGGAAACCTCGCCGCGGCGCCCAACACGCCGCAATACGTCGTGCTCGCTACCCATGCGGAGCTCACGTCGGAACGGGTCCTCACGGCCGGAAGCAACATCACACTCACGGACGGCGGCGCCGGATCGACGCTGACGATCGCGTCCTCCGGCGGCGGCGGCGGCGCTCCGACGGGGGCCTCCTATCTGACGCTCGGCACCGATGCGACGCTGTCAGCGGAGCGGGTCCTCACGGCCGGCACCGGGATCACACTGACGGATGGAGGCGCCGGATCGACGCTGACGATCGCGGCGCCGGCCGTGGGGGACGTCGTCGGGCCGTCCTCGGCGGTCGACGCAGAGATCGTCCTGTTCGACAGTACGACGGGGAAACTCGTCAAGCGCGCGACAGGCACGGGCTACGTACACGCGGCCTCCGGCGTCTACAGCGCGTCGACACTCAAGCGCGTGATCGGGATGATCATCGGCGACGGCGTGGCGGTGATCGCGACCGGGATCGCAGGGTTCGTCAGTGTCCCGGCGACCGGCACGATTACTAAAGTACGTCTCCTGTCCTCGGATCCCTCCGTGACGTCCGGATCGATCGTGATCGACGTTTGGAAGGACACATATAGCAATTACGCGCCGACGGTCGCCGACACGATCACGGCGTCCGCGAAACCGACGATCAGCTCGGCAATCAAGAGTGAGGATTCGACGTTAACCGGCTGGACGACGTCCGTCACGGCCGGTGACGTCCTCGCCTTCAAGGTCGATAGTGTCACGTCCCTAAAGCGCGTCACGATCGAGATCACCGTGGACGAAGGGTGAGCGTTCAACAGATTTTTGTGCATGGGGTGTCGGGGTCCGGCGTCAACGTGTCGGCGGTCCGGGGCCTGTCACTGTCGCTCGCGAACGCCGCGGATTCGCCGGAAATGCCGACGGCCGGCGACATGCGGAATTGGAAAGTGGTGCTCGCGACGGCGCCGGGTGTCGGGAATTCCCGCACGTTCACACTCCAGAAAAACAACGCGAATACGGCGCTCGCGATCACGATCAGCGGGACGGCGACGGAGGGGACCGATCCGACAAACAGCGTGAGTTACACCGCCGGCGACACGATCCGGATCGCGCTCACGGTGAGCGGGACGCCGGCGGCCGCTGATTTCCGGAGCGTGATGGAGTTCGTCCCAACGACGGCCGGCGAGAATATCCACGAATTCGCGTCGGAACTGATCTTGAGTTCGCCGGATAACGGCGTGATCTCCGGAACAAGTTCAGAACCGGCGGGCACCTATGGTACGCGGCACACCGTCAGCTCGCCGGGGACCGTAACCGCCATGCGGTGCGTGACGCGGACCAATGCGACCGGCGGGGGATCGTTCAAATACAGCCTCGTCCTGAACGGCGTCAAACAGGACGGGACCGGCGGGACCACGAACACCACGGTGACGATCAATTCTGGCACGCGATCGGGGAACAGTACGTTTTCCCTCGCGGTCGCGGCCGGCGATCTGCTGTCCGTGCAGTACGGCCCGGCAACCAGTACCACCGGATCCACGTGGGATACCGGAATGATCGTCTTTGTCCCGACAACGGCCGATCAGGGGATGATCGCGAGTGTGACCACGGCGACGGCGCCGAGCAATACCGGGACGCGCTATTCCTATCCGCGGTCGAATTGCAACGCGACGGGCGACAGTTGGAGTGCAACGGAATCCGCGCGATCGTATCCGGGGCCGCTCCTCGCGACGATCTATGTCACAGCCCTGTACGCTGAGACAAGCGCGGTTCCCGCGGCCGGCAAAAGTTACACGTTTACTCTCCGCAAAAACGGCGCGCCGACCGCGGCGACCGTGACGATCAGCAGTACCGGCGCGACCGGCAACATTACCGGCCTGGGCATTCCGATCACGCCGACGGATACCTGGTCGATCGAAAGTACGCCATCCGGGACGCCGGCATCAATGTTTCCGCGGATCTCCCTCCTGATCGGGACGCCGGACGGCCTCAGCGCGAGTGGCGGCCGGGCGGTCCTCCTGGTGTCCCCGTGATGGCGCCGCGGCCGATCCAGACGCCGCGGCGTGAGACGGAGGCGCCGGCGCTGCGCTGTCCGTTCTGTACGGCGGATCGGATGCTCGAGCGATTGTCGGGCGGGTGGATCCTGTGTAACGTCTGCGCGAAAACCTTTCGGCCGGCGGCCGGCTGACAACGGGCCAAGCGGTTTGCTAGACTCCAAGGCGATGCCGAAAAATCCTCACGCGGTCGCGCTCGGCCGTCTCGGCGGCCGGGTCACGAGTCCCGCGAAAGCGGCCGCGGCGCGCGAGAACGCCCGGCGACCACGGCCCGGCCGCCGGCGCTGCACCTGTGGGGCCGCTATGCCGGCCTCGGCGCGCTATGGCGGCCGTCACCTGAAATGGTGCGCGGTTGACAGTAACAAACCGCTTGGCTAAGATGGGCCTATGTTCGCGCAACCCATTACCTGCAACCCGCGCATCAGCTACACGTACGCGGTTCACGTTCCAAGTGTCGGACTGATCCATAAAACTGACTGCTGTATTCGACACGCGCGGCGATGGGCCAAGCGGGCATTTCCGCGCGAGGCCTGCACGGTGTCACGCGACGTGGAAGTCAAACGCCGATTACTTCCAACCGGATCGGCGCTCCGGCAATTCGGATACCGTTTTGAGGACGAATGCTCATCTACATTCTGATCGCGATCGCGGCCGGCCTCTACGGGGCCGATTTCCTCCTGACGGCCGGCGAACGGCTGGCGGGCGCTCAGCCGAGGCGGCCGTGGCTGAGGGGCTGAGCCTCGCCGGACGCCTGATCGCCGCTAGCCTGGCCGTTCTGGGCCTCCTGGCGGTCCTCCTGGCCGTCGCCGCGCGGCGCATCCGCGGGAACGTCGGCCAGGCTTTCAACACACGCCGGCGCCTCGAGGCGATGCTCGAGCGTGAGAAGGCGGGCGCGAAATGAACGCGATCACGGACTGCCGATCGCGTCGGACCAAACGGAGCAATGGGATCCGACGGCAGATCGTGTACATGCTCACGGCCGCGGCGCCGTATCGGTCCCCGGATGGCCTCCCGTCGTGGTGGCCGTTCTGGTCGGATTCACTCAAAGACAACGTCCGGGAGCTCGTCCGGACCGCGCTCGAGCTCGAGACACTAGAACAACTGTAACGGCGACTGCGGGCCGCCAGAAAGTTGAAGGCGGGTGATGGGGTCCTGGCGAAACGTCGGCCGGCACAAGTTCGGTGCCAAAGTCGGCGAGTCCCGCGGGATCCGATTTCAATCGAAGGCGGAGGCGACGCGGTACGGGGAGCTCTGTTTGCTCGAGTCGGCCGGCCTGATTTTCGAGCTCGAGCGGCAACCGGCATATCCGATCTGCGTCACCGATCCGCATGGGCGCCGGGTGATCGTCGCGGCCTATATCGCTGATTTTCGCTATCGGGACGGGACGGATGGCATCCTGACAGTTGAGGACGTCAAAGGCATGATCACGCCCCTCTATCGGCTGAAAAAGAAACTCGTGGAAGCGCAGTACGGGATCACGATCACGGAGATCCGCAAGGGCCGCCGGTGAGATCGGATTATTTCGACGTCAACCGATTTGTGGACGCCGAGCTGCACACGGCGTTACTCCGGGAGTTCGACAAACCGGGCGCGCCGGATCTGTTTACCTGCCGCGGCGACTGTCGGCGGACGCTCCCTCGGAATCATCGCGACGTGTTAGGGCGGCGCAGTATCAGCGGGCCGCGGGCGATCCTCTGTCGGCGCTGTCAGTTTCAATATGAGCGGGATCGGTCGGCGGAGTACTTCACGGATCAGCGGCGGGCGCGGGCGTCCTGGTTTGCGGCCGGCCGCTGTCGCTGCGGGGCGGAACGGGTCGAGGGCAAGCAATGTTGTCAGACGTGTGCCGATCGGAATCGGGCCGCGGTACACCGCTACCGGGCGAAGCAACAGCGGAACCCAACATAATCGGACTTATCAGACGCACACGGAGATCGAACCATGGGCCATCTACGGATCGGGTTTGTGCGGGCCGGCCGGCGGATCAATGGATCACGCGGCGCTGCCGGTCGCACGGCCTGCGGCGCGGCGATCACGGCTCGAGACGTCACCACGGCGGACGCGCGGCGCGCGATGCGGTCCGGGGAGCTCGATCGATGGGTCGAGTGTGATCAATGCCGGACGGCGATCCGGCGAATGGCGGAAAGGGCGCACGGATGATCAACGAAAGGATCGGACACCATGCGGACAGATGAGATCAAAGCCAAACGGCAACACATGCTCCGACAACGGGTGATCGCGCGTCGCCTATCAGCGATCGGGGACAAACTGACGTTCGCGTTTACGGACGTGGCGATCGCGGCGGATCAGGCGCGACGGGCGGCCGTGGCGTTTGCGGCCGCCTGGCGACGAACGGATGGATCGCGCGGCTGATCTGTCTGCCGGGTTCGTCTAGTGGAGGACACGCGCGGGGGCGGCAGTCGCCGCGCGAGAGCATAGGGCAACGGCGAGAGAGACGGGAGATCCGAGCGTGCCGTGTCTGGTGCGTCAGCGGATCGGCGTGAGTTGCAAACCGGAGATCCCGGAACGTCCCTCGTGAAATCCTCGGCGCCGACCTATGGCCCGGCATTTTGTGCAAAGGTCAACCAATGGCGAAACGCACCAAAACCGATCCCTTAAAACTGACGGTGTCAATCTCTGGGCCGCCGGCCGACGTGATCGCCGCGCTGATCAACGGCCTCGATGCGGAAACGCTCGTCAAGCTGTCCGCGGAGCTCGAGCGGCAACTGCCGATCGTCACGCTGCGACAACGGCCTGTGTCGCCGAAGAAACGGCCGGGCCGATGATGGCGTACGCCTCCAATACGTCCGTACCGGTCGAGAAGTCGCGGGCCGAAATTGAGCGGTTACTCGCGCGGCACAAATGCGTCAAATTCATGGCCGGCGTAGACCATGAGGCGCATCTCGCCACCGTCCAGTTTCAGGCGCACAATCGGATCGTGAAATTCGAGATCGGCCTCCCGGATCCGAACGATCCAAAACACAAGCGGATCAAGAATTCGTACCTCCAGCGAACGGCCTCCGGCGTCGCGAAAGTGATCGAACAGGAGGAGCGGACACGCTGGCGAGCGCTGCTCCTGGTAATCAAAGCGAAACTCGAGGCCGTCGAAAGCGGGATCGCGACGTTCGAAGAGGAATTCCTCGCGCATGTCCTCCTCCCGAATCAGCAAACGGTCGCGCAGTACATCGGGCCGGAGGTCGATCGGATCTATGTAACGGGACAAATGCCGGCCGCCGATCGCCTCCTCGCCGCGGGGGCCGGTCCGATCGTCGACGCGGAACCAGTACGGGGCCGCTGAATGGAATACAAAGTGATTGAGCGGCCGATGATTTACGCGCCGGAGGCCGTCCGTATTTTCGGGATCACCTGGTACGCCGAGGCCTTCTATTTTCGCGGACAGCTCGAGATCACGTCGCCGTCGACGGCAGAGATTCAACCGAGCGGCCGGATCGAGCGGAAACCGGCCGAGGCCTGGCGCCGCCTGGGGTATCGCGTCCTCGAGGCGATCCGCGCATGACGGCCGCGGTCCTCCCGGCCTGTCGGGACTGTCGGCGACCGCTCAACGGGTCCCGGCGCAAGGCGCTCGAGCGACACGCGACGCCGCGGACGCATTGGCGCTGCCGGGCCTGTGAGTGGGTCTTTTTGACGCGGTATCACGCCGGCCGGATGGCCGCGGCGATCGAGGGGATCCGCTCATGCTGATCGAGGTCGAAGTCAGGTGCTGTTGTCCCGCGGAATTGTCCACCCGTGCCAGAAAGGTCTACGTAGACCGGCAAGGGAACAGAGTCCCCCCGAAGTTCGTCCCCGTGACGAACCCGGGGGGACCCTCGCAGGACTGGCTCTGGCGCATTCGCCGCCGTGACCGCCGCCGCGATGGCGACAATCGCCGCGTTGATGTCCGTGATGTTCTGCGCCGTGATGGAGTTTGCCCCCACCGTCGCCATCACAGCCGACAAAACTCCTCGGCTGGCTACCGTGCGACGCTCATCGGGTCAAGGCGGGCGCGGTACTGCGGTTCCCTAAGAGACACCGATCGAGACGCTGTTGCAGATCCCAGGATTTCGCCGTGCGAATCATTAATCGGGAAAAATCGGTTTTCCACAGATCCGTCCACAGGGATAGGCCGATTCCGGGGGACTTTTCCACAGATCGCGGGGGACTTTTCCACAGTTTTTGGGGACTTTTCCACAGGACACGATCGGCTAACCTGTTGCACAATCTGACTCGACCACTACGAATGGTATATATCCGATTGCGATACACCGCGCGCCTACTAGTACTAGTACGTATGTACTCTCTATTTCAAGATCCGGATCCGGGTCTGCCTTCTAAGCGGCTCTTAGGGTGATCAGGTACAAGGGGGGCGCTATGTGGACGAAACCCTGTCTCCGGCCGGGCTGCACGGTCCCCGTGACGGCGGCCTATGCCTCACACCTCGCGGATCGGGCCTACTGCGGGCCGGCCTGTCGCACGGCCGATGCCTCGAGACGGGCGCGCCTCCGTCCGGCGCGCGTCTATGTCCCGAGTCCGTCCAACAATCTGCATCATCGGCGAATCGCCGATCAGCAACTCGCGCTCATCCGCGCGGAGCTCGAGAGGATCCGTCTCGAACGCCGGCGGTCCGCATGACGCCGGCCTCGAGGGCGCGGCGTCTGGAATGGCTAGACGAGTGTCGGCGCGCAGACGCGGAACTGGCGCGCCAGCCGCTATCAGTGGAGCAATCGACGTTCCCCCATGTCTGTCCGGGGCCTGACTGCGCGATCTGTCTGCGGATCGGGAATCGGGACTCGGGACTGATCGTGAGGAGGTCCGCATGATTCGACACGAATACCCGGGAGCGGCAGAGGGCGATCTCCGCAGTGGCGATCAGACAGGGATCGTGAACCTGTATGGATCGCGGGGCCTCGAGCGGATCGACGCGCGCACGGGGGCGAGGGTCGCGATCACGGACGCGCCCGACGTGCTCCGATGGCCTCGGCTGACGCCGGCCGGGGACGTCCGGATCGCCGGACAAGCGCAAAACGGCGGATCGTTTGAATGGGCCGGCGGGGCCTGGTCGCCGACGGGGCCGGCGCATGGGGCCTCGCCGGTGATCTACGATGCCGGGAACCTCGTGCACATCATCCGACCGGCGGCCGATCAAACCGTCAACGGCTATCGCTGCCTGGATGCGGCCGGTCGGCCGGTGCTCGGCGAGGCAACGCTCGCGATCGCGACGGTGCCGGACGGTCGCCTGTTGCACAAGTACACGCCCATAGAGACGCCGGCAGGCCTGGTGCTCATCGGACAGGATCATGAGTCCGGCGTGCACGTGGTTTTCCAAAACCGTCGGTACGTGCTCGATGACGGCGAAGTGGATTTCATCCGCGCGGCCTGGACGGAGGGCCGCGGCCTCGCGGTCCTGGTGACGCATTATCCGCTGCAGTTGGTGCGGACATTCCTCCTCGCGCTCGAGGAGATCGCGACGCTCCCGGAATTTCAGCCCGCGATCGATCCGCCGGCGGTCGCGCCTCCGCAGTTTACGATCGCCTCGCCGACATTCCCGGTCACGGGTGTGGTTCCGTTCGACGTGACTTGCGTCTATGCCAACGAATCCGGAGGGGGTCCGCTCGAGTGGATCGAGTGGTTGATCGGGCCGTCGACGGCCGGGCCGTGGACGGTCGCGGCGCACAATCCTGGGACCGATCCGGATCACACATACCATTTCGCGTCCGCACAAATCGCGTTTGTGAAGGCGCGCGGCGGGAATGCGGCCGGGACGCATGAAACCGGGCGGATCCGTCAGGTCACGGCGACCGCGGCGATCGATCCGATCCCGCCGATCCCGGCCTCGACGTATTACCGGCTGGCAACCGTCCACGGCGGTGAGGTCATGATCGGCGCCGATCGGTTTCTGCACGAAGGGCGGCCGGGCGCGGCGTTTGAGATCATCCCGAGCTCGACGCCGGGCCGCGTCGGCCTCCGGGCCGCCGGCGCGTTTGTCGCGGCAGAACCCGACGGCCGGCTGAAATGCGATCGCGGGTCCATCGGCGAGTGGGAAGAATTCATTCAAACAAAGGCCGTTCAGAACGGCGTCAATGTGTGGCGCTTTGAAGCGGCCTGGATGCGCCGGTTTATGTCGGCGCACGATGACGGCCGGATCCTCGCCAATCAACCGATCGCCGACGCCTGGGAGTCGTTCACGCCGATCGCGGTGACGGATCCCGGCGGCCCGGTGTCCCGCTGGCATGTCGATCGCTGGCTGTTTCGGGACGTTACGAATGCGGCCGTACGGGTGATGGGGTTTTCCGGGTTTAACGTCCTGCGGAGTCTCGCGGACGGGCGCAACCTGGATCCGCTGTTCTGGACGTTTCGATCGAAGTTCGCGAATCTGGTCCGCTGTTGGGATTACCTGCCGATCGGGCATCCAATCGCCGGCGGTTGGAATTCGCCGAGTGTGGATCAGACGATCGCCGGGATCGAAACGCTCAGATCTTGGGGCCTCACTACGTATCTGACGCTGCTAACGGATGACGATCCGGCGCGGATCGCGTGGGCACAGACACTCGTCCGGGAGCTCGGCGCGGCCGGCCTCGAGTCGGTCCTGATCGAGATCGGGAACGAACCGCAGATCAACAAGCACATCGACACGCGGGCGCTCAAGTCCGCGTGTGAGGCCTCCGGCCTGCTGTTTACATCCGGCGAATACGCCGATTCGGCGCAGTGGTTTGGTTCATTTGGTGACGCGCACACGCCGCGCGATCTCGAGTGGCCGCGCAAGGTGCATGATCTGCACGAGTATCAGGTCGGCGGCGGACCGTCCTATCCCGCAGAGCCGGCGTGTCCGGTCCCCTGGATTGCCGGGGAACCGATCAAACCCACAGAGGCGCCGGACGGGCAAACCGATCCGAGTACGGGGACCACGATTCACCGCGCGGAGGATTATCTCGCCTATGGCGCGGCCTGTGGGCTGCTCGGCGCCGGCGCCATCTTCCACTACGAAGGCGGAAAAACGGGCCAGCTACCCTCCGGTGACGAACAAGCCTGTTGCACGAATTTTTTTCAGGGTCTGCAGGCGTTCCCGGCGGACATGCTCGGACCGTCGGCGTATGTCCGGATAGACGAACACGGCGCGACGCTGAGAACCTATCAAAAAGGGCCGTATACGGTCCGGATCCGTCCGGTGAGCGGACCGATCATCATCACCGGATAGAAGAGGGAGATCGAGTCATGCTGAACCGCTGCTATCGGATGGGGGCCGTCGCGCTATGTCTAATCGGGATCGCGCGGCCGGCCGTGTCGCAAACCGTGGGCGATCCATGCCTCGGGCCGCCGGCGAGTCCCCAGGAGGTCCCGAGCGGCGCGCCGTTCGGAATGACGTGGACGATGGCGCAATCAGTGCCGAAGTCCGACACGGATCAGACGATGGTCCCTCACCGCTACAGCGGATTCGGGCTGACGCTGGACGGCGGACCGCGCACGGATATCGGGATGCCGAGCTCGCCGCGGGTCTGCCCGAATGGGACGCCGCGCGCCGGCGATAAGGTCTACGAATATCGGACGCCGACTGGCGTCTCGAGGGGACCACATACCTACGTGATCGAGGCGTGGAATCACCCCTATCTCTTGAATCCTGACGGCACGGTCCAAACCAATCCGGATGGGACGCCGAAAGAGGATCTTACGAAACAGAATTATGGGGTGGCGGTTTCGATCCCTTTCGTCGGCGTTGACATCACCGATCCGACGGCCGGCTATCTCGTCGGGCCGCCGTATGGTGCGTTCAACGTGTGGATCGTCCGCGGCGGTTCGCCGACGCGCAGAGCCATCAAATGAGCGCTCCCGCGGCGCCGCTCCGGCATTGCCTCGAGCCGGGCTGTCCGTCACTGGTGGCATGGGGCCGCTGTCCAGCGCATCGTCGGCGGGAACGGGTGACGGCGAATCGGTTTACGGTCGGCGCCTATGGCCGGCCGTGGCGGCGCCTCCGCGAGGCGCATTTGCGCGACAATCCCTATTGCGTCGATTGCCTCCTCGAGGGCCGGCGGATGCTCGGGACGGATGTGGATCACATCATTCCCCATCGCGGCGATCCGGTCCTGATGGCGGATCCGCAAAACCTGCAAACACTATGCGAAACACATCACGGCCGGAAAACAGCGCGCGAATCCTGGGCCAAAGGTGAATTGTGAGTCCGGGGGGGTGCGGAAATGTCTGTCCGGCCTCCGGCCGGACAG